TAGTCCCACTACCTTGGGACCGACCTGAGTATGTCACGAAACTGCTTGACTTCTACACATTTATTTGTTATAATGGACTCATGAAGTATACTTCTTTTCGTAAATTGGTAACGATTCCAAAGTGAGAAGATTACTTCTAATATAGATAATTACTATTTGGAATTAATATGGAACAAAATAAAGTAAGTTTGATTGCCCTGAGTTCGCCTAGTGCATACTCTGATTGTAATACCGCAGAGCAACTGGTAGCATATGCGGCACGAGTTAGTAATCCTGCTAATCAGAATAATACCAAGACTGCTGGTAAGTTAGTTCGATATCTGATTAAAGAGAATCATTGGTCGCCTCTTGAGATGGTTCATATGACTATGGAGATTGTGACGACTCGTGATATTAGTCGCCAGATTCTACGTCATCGCTCATTCTCATTTCAAGAATTCTCTCAGAGATATGCAGTGAGTGAGAATCTTGACGTGGTGCGCGAGACACGAATACAGGATGAGAAGAATCGCCAGAACTCTATTGTGACGGATGACAAACATATTACGAGTGAATGGGGTCTCGCACAATCAAGAGTACGTAACTTCGTTAAGAAGGAATATACTGCCGCTCTTGATATGGGTATTGCGAAAGAACAGGCACGTGCATTGTTGCCCGAGGGTTTAACAGAGACGACATTGTACATGGCAGGTAGTCTGCGTTCATGGATTCACTATTGCGATTTACGCATGGCGAATGGTACGCAAAAAGAGCATATGGACGTAGCAGAAAAATGTTGGGAAATAATTAAGCAACACTTCCCTGATGTAGTTAAAGCGGTCGAGGAGACTGAATGATGAGTGATTTTAAAAAAGGTGATGTAGTAAGTGTAGTAACTCTCTCAGGAGAGTATATGGGTAAGTACAATCAGAATCATGCGGATGGTGGTCTTACACTAGATGATCCTCGTATGCTGATTGCTGGTGATGATGGTATTGGTTTTGCTCGTGGTATTTGTATGACAGGTGTTGAGAATGTCAATACTGTTCGTTTCAAAGATTACGTTTATTTTACACCAACCAACGCTGAGTTTGAGAAAGCATACCGTACAGCAGTAAGCGGCATCATTCTGTGAATTCGAAGAAAGCAAAGTTGTTTCGTAAAGTAGGAAAGGTTGACAAACGGTCAAAGTCCTTGTATAATAGTCTCACTAGCAAAGAAAAAGAATTGTTAGGCGAGATTTATAAAGTGGCGAAACAACAAAAGTCGGAGAAATAACATTAATATATTCTATTTACATCAAGATCCTGTAATATGTGCTGAACAGCACAACGACAAGCACGTGGTAAAGATGTGTGTAGAGTATGCACAACTGTTATCGACTGCGCAAAGATGCATTGATGGCGAGTTCTGGACTGGAAGAACAACTAACGGTCGTAAGATTGCTAGATACTTTCACCCAGACTCTGCCATGAATCATACGCTATACAAAGCAACACACATCAATCATCCATCTTCTATCTGGTGCAGAAAGTCTGTACAGAATTATCAGTGGTTGTATGATATGTGGATTGCATTATGTTTTGAGTTTGAGAAACGATACGGCAAGAAGCATATGTCGTTTGTTAAGTTAGAGTACTATCTCTTAATGCCTCCTGCGCTAATACCTACAGATGGGTTTACACAACCTACTCCTGCTATGGGTTCACATCCGCACTGCATCGTAGAAGGTGATTCGTTAACATCTTATCGCAACTACTATAGAGAAGCGAAGCGTGATTTTGCAGTGTGGTCAAAGAGAGATATCCCGCATTGGTGGAGAGAGCAATAATGGCAAAGAGAATTAAGAAAGCAAAGTTCACCCCTAAACCCAAGAAGACTCTTGTGCCTGCACCTAACTGGGAGAAACTTGAGAAGGCGAATACAGAAGAGAAGCGCATGGCAGCGTGGACTGAATGTGAACAGTTTGTTCATGCTGAAGTGACCGATAAAGAATATCTTCACTCTATGAAGAAGTGGGTGCGTAGTACTGACTGGAATATGGCAGAGCAAAGTTCTTTATTGCCTGACACGTTCATGTTACCATTTGCTAAACATGGTTGGAAAGCAATTCGATTAGGGTTTATGCCCGAGACTGTTGAGCGTTCATTAAAGAAGAATCTTCTACCCTTACTTGAGAAAGCACAAACTCTGAAAGATAGAGTTGCAAGTGATCCGGCAGTTCATCCAACAGTACTTGAGAAAGATGAAGATCATGCAGTATACTACCCTAAAGTAAAGGAATGGATAGTAGAAACAAAAGCGTTTCTGAAAGCGAGTAAGAACTATCAAGAGTCACCTGATTCTTCATTACGTACTCAGTATCGCACTATGGAAACTTATCTTTACAATCTTAATGCATATGTCAAAACAGGTGTTTGGTTAGATTCACACTATGGTGAAAAACGTGAGTACAGACAAATCTCTGCATGTATTGCTCCTGCATATGATGCAGACGGAATGCAAAAACGAACTATTGGAATATATTACGCAGACGTTGGTGGTATATGGACTAAAGAACTAATGAGTAATTATAACGATGATTAAACTTGAAGGCAGTATGATGATGACAAAAAGTCGTTTCACTAATATGGTTGAAGATTGGGTACGTGAGAAGAGACAACCCTATATGGATGCTGTAGTAGCGATTTGTGAGAACAATAATATGGATGTAGAAGATTGTAAGAAGTTTATCTCGCCCGTCATCAAGAACAAAATTGAGGCAGAAGCAATGTCTCTAAACTTCCTACCTAGGCAGAATACTCTGCCTTTATGAGCGATGATAGTACAATAGCAACGTCGAACGCGCTCCTGCCGTATGGTACTTCGTCCAGTGCACCTGCTATTGTACTACCTGACACTGATCTGTTTAGATCAGAACGTGGATCATTAACACGAAACTATTTTGAGAATGCAGTTGATCTAATTAATCGTGAGTATGAAGCGATAAAAAGACTTGCAATGTTGAATGAATTAGTGTATAATGCATCTTATAACTTCGTACCAAGAGTCGGTCAAATGTATCATCTATATCGAAAGAAAGATGATTCGTATATGTTGAGCATGATTGAGAATTGGACGAAGTACGAGTTTGTAGTATCAATTGAATATACTGCTGACTCAGTTTGGAAAGAAAAAGGTTGACTTCTGTAAGTTATTATGTTACTATATACTAGTTACATTATGAGAAACAAAGTGGACACAAAAAGCAACACATACTAGAAACTATACTCTGTAAATATAAAAGGTAAATATATATGTCATTCGCAAATCTAAAACGCAACCGTAACTCTATCTCCGATCTCGTCAGTGCCGCTGGTGCTGGTTCAGGCGGCGGTGGTTCTGAAAAGAAATCCTATAAAGATGAACGTCAGTGGAAACCAACTGTTGATAAAGCAGGCAATGGTTATGCTGTACTTCGTTTTCTTCCTGCTCCTGAAACGTGCGAGACTCCTTGGGTTCGCTATTGGGATCACGGGTTTAAGGGTCCAACTGGTCAATGGTTCATCGAGAAGTCTTTGACTTCAATCGGTCAACAAGATCCAGTATCAGAAGCAAACAGTGTTCTATGGAACACAGGTACTGATGATAATAAAGCAATTGTACGTGATCGTAAGCGTCGATTGCACTATGTATCAAACGTACTGGTGGTTAGTGATCCATCTAATCCTGCCAATGAAGGCAAAGTATTCATGTACACTTATGGTAAGAAAATCTTCGATAAGATCATGGATGTTATGCAACCACAGTTCGCTGATGAGAAACCAGTTAACCCATTTGACTTCTGGGAAGGTGCCGACTTTAAACTGAAGATTCGTCAAGTTGAAGGATATCGTAACTATGATAAGTCTGAGTTCTCTTCGCCAGCACCTCTAATGGGTGGTGATGATGATCAACTTGAGCAGTTATATGAAACTGTTTATGACTTAGGCGAGTTCGCAGATCCTGCTGCCTACAAGACATACGAAGAGTTATCTGCTCGTCTTGCTCTTGTTCTTGGTGAGCAAGCACCTCGTACGGTTGCGCAGACTGTAGCATTAGATACTAAAGAAGCACCAGCGCCTGTACGTGAAGCACCTGCTCCTGTCATGCCTAGTGCTGCCGAAGATGAAGATGACACTATGTCATACTTCGCTAAACTAGCGGCAGAATAAACGTCAATTTCATAAGACGGTAAAGGATTGCGAGTTCGCGGTCGAAGATGAAACTAAGGGGACGCGAAAGCGTCCCTTTTTTATTACCAGGAATACTGTGAAGAGCGTATTCCAAAACTATTTGTAGGGTTCAATATATAATTACCAGCACCGCTACTAGAAGATACATTATTCTGAGTTGTTGTCGGAGCATTAACATTACTCACATTAGTAATATTCACTGTAGCACCTTCACCTGCCGAAATTGATGATCTAGCAATTGCGCCACTCAGTTCTTCTCGATCTGTTGATTTACTTAATCTATCAGCAGTAATTTTCTTGTTGGCACTTACAATAGAATCTGATAGAGTTTCAGGAGTCAACTCGGCAACAGTAGTTCTACTACCAGCACCTCTTGATTTTACTCTACTTCTACTTGAACTTACACTTGTCAAAACTTCTTCTTCGGAAGCAGACTCTACTTTAGGCGCACTACCTGATCCACCACTCATTACGTGATTCCACTCTTTCATGAATGCACTTGCAGGTGATTCACCACCGGGCATAATAGCACCTATAGCGGCAACTGCACCACGTGCGAATCCTTCGAGTACATTGAATATTGTATCTACAACAACTCCGAACGTATCAGAGAAAGAAAACGAGTCAAGCAACTTAGAGAAGTTTTCGAGTCCCATCTTTTTCATCAACCATGATACACCATCTTTAAGTAAGTCAAGAGGAATCAGAACTATGTTTGCAAGACCTTTCTGTATTCCCTTTGCTAGTCCTAGAAATTTATCAAATATATCAGCACCCTCACCAAGACTGGTCATCTCTTTAAAGACTGCCATTCCCACTTCGATTGCCGCAGTGAGTGGAAGAAATACTCTACCGAGTAATCTGAAGAACCCGAAGAACTTAGCGAATGTTGCACCGAATCCTTTAACGAATGTAACTATAGGTTGGAAGAATTTACCGATTGAAGAGAAGACTTTGCCTATAACACCTCCTTTACCAAAGAATGAACCGATGCGTCCAAAGAAATCTGTCATTGGTTTAAAGAATGTGCCTACTTTTGCTACTGCTCTACCAATCGCGCCGTCGGCAGAGAAGATTGCTTTTAACTTATTACTCCATTTAAGAAACTTTGCGCCAATATCTAGTCTAAACATTTTCAGAATTTTGTTTAAGGTTTCACCGAAACCAGTAACGAATCCTACAACTGCACCAGTAAGACCAGCAACAATGGCAGCAAACCCGAAGTTTAGTCCTTTAACATTTTCTTCTGGTTTTGATCCTTCGGCAGGCACAGCAGGAGCAGATTCGCCAATACGTTCGCGCATCATTTCCATCTCGTCCATCTTATTACTAAACCAAAGTGTAATAAAATTATCGAGTCTACGGTCAACACGACTAAGTGTTTCATTAGTCTGCATCTGTTCTAGTACTACGTCATCCAGTGTTAGCGCCATTATTCTCTCTCTCTTGCTTCTCTTCTTCTAAAGTTTGCATTAACAGTATCATGTGTACCTCTCTCTCCCATGGCATCATAACCTCTAACTCTGTTAATGAATACTTATGATACCTGGATAGCAAAAAATTAGTCTTAAAATGATTTGCTAGATTGTCGTGAGACAGGCATACTAGAAAAAACTCTGCATTCCCTCCAGTACAACATTATTATGTGTACCACATTTTTCGCAGTCAAACTTAACTTCATGTTTAACTGACGGCATATCTTTCAAATAAGTCGATATCTTTTCGAACTGCTGTTGAGTCATCGTATCGATAAATCCATCGATACTATCCTTCGATTCATCTGCCATTACAATTCTTTCTTC